TATCGCAGAACTCAAGCGATAACCTTGTTTACGATCAACATAAAAATAGTTGTCTCCAGTACCATTCAATTCGGCATATTGAGTTACAAGTGCATCTTTTAAGTCAGAATTTAGCTGCGTAATTTCTGTGTGTGCATCAGCAATCCCTTGCTCCATATGATTAAAATTTTCCGCACTAAGCGGTGTGCTTCCTTTTACCCATGTTTTCTTTGTGTATGCCATTTTTATCTCCTTTCATTTAACAGCAATAAATCTGATCTTCGCTGTTACTGCAGCAATAAATCATCTGCCCTTTTACAAGCTCCGCTGTTACATATTTTGTTGTTCCATCTGCTTTTGTGACAGTTAATGTTGTACCACTAGCAGATATATTTACGATTGCTTTATTCATATCTGTCTGCTTTGCTGCATAAGATTTTATTTTGTTCCAGAGCTTTAACACACCGGTTTCGTCCAAAAAATTTGCCATTTAAACACCAACCTTTATGTAAGATTTGTATCCATCCACGTGTTTGTGATCGTTGAGATACTAAAAATTTCGCCTAGTGGATCCCATGTACTACCGTTCCATGCTACATTCATACCGGCGCCACCGTATTTACTAGCAGTTTCGATGTTATAAACATCGCCAACACGTTGTCCTGTTGTCGGCAATTTGTCTGCAGATGCGGCAGAACCGCAATACTTGTACATGTTTGTGATTTCTGATTTTGTAGCATATGTACTCTGGATAGATGAATACGTTGGATATGCATCTAGTTTCTTCTTATCTGTCGTGCTCATAAGTCCGTGTGTTGACTGAGTAGCATCTGCATAAGTTGTATTATTATCAGAGCCCCAAACAGCCGTACCATTCGCTGACCATCTTAAGATTTGCCCTGAGCTACCGCCGCTTGGTATATGCTTGTTACCAGAAGATGTCGGGTGTGAATAATTATTAGCATTTGTAGCAATTCCTGCGAGCTTTGTTTTTTCTGCTGTCGTATAATCATTTGTAGATAATCCTTTGCCATCTACTTTGTCTACTTTATTTACGATCATATTCGTTATCTTTGCTACTATCTTCTGCCAGAGATATAAGACTCCGTTTTGATCAAGATAATTATTATCTGCCATTGTTTTCTCCTTTAATTTAAGATTCCCTCTAAAACTTCATTTGTGATTGGTTCCAGGCTTAGTCCTGGAAGGTTATACATTTTCGATCGGATCTCTGAAATTCTCAAAGAAACACTATCCGCATTGTTAACTTGCTTATCTGTTAATGCTTTCAGTGTAGATCCTAGCGTAACTTTGCTATCATCTGCCTGTTTCAGATTTTTGCTTACCTTGCTAATCTGCATGTAAGAATCAATGCCATGCGGTTTTGATATTACCGGAATCTTATCTCCGATTTCAAGTTCCTTTACATCGAACCCTGCATCTTTAAGGTCTACAGCTGTAAGTTCAATAGTTATTGCTAGATTCACTACATCTTTTATATATTCTTGCGCTTGTTTTAATAATATTTCCGGACTTTCCACGTCTGAATAATTCACTGTTCCAAATATCATTCCAAATGCATCAACTGCTGCCTGATCATAAATATAATCCATATCATTATTTACACTCTTGATTGTGATCGGCTTTCCTGTTGCACTGTTTGTTGCTCCAATAGGAATAATACACGTTTTGATTCCATCTGACTTTATATATTTAGATATATCCAAAACGTTATCCCCAAACTGGATCGTTTGACCTTCCACATCTTCATATTCTTTTAAATAATCAATATAATAACCGTCTTTTTCTTTTCTAGTACGGATATAGCCACCATAAACATTTAAAAGTTTGTTTTCAATTGCCGATCTTGTATCGCTGTAGTCGCTTTCATCGTATTTTACTTCTTCTCCTGATACTGTTATTCTCCCAATTTTAAACTGTTTTTCAGTTTCCATCTGATCATTATGAGCTGATATAAACAGGCGAAACAAGGTATCCGGTGTATAGTTTCCGCTATATGGTCTCTGAATTGAATCCAACAAAAACGCCATATTACCTTCACAAGTTATCGTTTTTTCTCCATCAAAGTCCATATCCTCGCTTAATACTCTACAGCAAAAAATTTCCTTTTCATTATTTTTCTCGTCGAAACTGATTACCTTTATCCTTGTTTTAAACTCTGTAAATGAATTATAAAACGGATTATCGGGATATACAGAGAATGTAAATGATCCATTCTTATTCAATTCTGTTTCTAATATAGGGTCATTTATCTGCAATGTCTTATCCCAAGGGTGATAGATATATCGATTATCCATCTTCACTTTATACATTACAAACTGCCTCCTTGATAATCTACAGATACTGTGCCGTTCCCATTAAAAATCAATTTATTATCCCCTTCGCTTAACATCAGATCCGGCGATCTGCTTTTCCCTTTTGGCAACGTATAAACCACTCCATTATATGTAACTTGCATTTCTGCACTACATTCAAAAATTGGAATAACTCTCATTACTCTCCCAGGAATAATCAGCTCAAGCGTTCCATCTACTTGCAAATTTCCATATTCTCTTACAATTCCTGTTTCAAAATTAAAAGTATCCCATTCCCAGTCTTCAACAGACGACTGTAATTCGTATTTATACGGATCACGATTCACAGATATCTCAACACTGCTATATTGCTTATTCAACTTTTCAGTGCTTACTGAAATTCTTCCTTCGTAGTAAAAAGAGTCATTCCCTAATATCACTTTCATTCGTCTTCCGTGCAACTTATTTTGTAACTCGCTTGCACGTGCAATCCATAAATCATAGTTTCCGTCTTTAAAATCAAATGTGATTTTCATTGTTGTGTTTTTATAAGTCGGAAATCCTGTCAGGGCATCCGTAAGATCTAAATCTCCGTTACGCCCCAGGATTTCTTTAAACTTCTCGTCTACTCCTGCAGATCCTGGATCAATCGACAATGCCTGTAGCCCAAAATCCTCATACATGCTATACTCGCCTATTTTTACATCAAACATCTATCAATTCCTTCTTTCTGCCCTTGTCTGCGCATTTCCAAGATTCTTATCTACATAAGGTGTTATCTGTTTACCGACTGTTTTACCGTCAAGATCTACTGTTGTATGAATTTCTGCATTTACCTCTACAGGCTTATTATCCTGCACGATCACAACAGGTTTATAGCCCCCTGGTCCATTATAGTTTGGTGTATCCGGCTTTGGATATTCTACAGATTCAACCTTTTTACGCATTGCTGCTAAAGATGTATCGATTGCTCTTTCCATCTGTGCTGTTGCTTGTGGCATATATTTTCCAAATGCTGCACTCAAACCAAGTGGAAGATATTTTCCAACCTGATCCCTTACAACTCTTGAAGGGGACTTAATCTTTAACTTCTTTTTCATGCTTTTGACCAAGCTATTACACATAGAATTTACAGCTTTGGTCATTCCTTTTGTCTGGGATTGCATTCCTGAAATGAACCCTTTCATCGTATTCTGACCAATCTGATTTATTTTTTTACTCAGATCGTTTAATCTTCCTGTCAATTCAGTCTCATAAGTGTTCTCCAAATCATTAAGATCACTTTGAAAGAAATCATTTCCAAAAGATTCTGATCCGTTGTAAATCTCATTCCATTTATTTATGTAGTCTTTGTATTTATCTGGATCAAGTGACTGCAAATATTCCATATAATCATTTGCACTTGCGACATCCATTCCAAGAATCTGCTGCATAAGAGTGTCTGGGATTTTACCTTTTAATGCTTTGATACGATTCTGATAATTTTTGATCGCTTCTAAATCTCCATCCAGATCATATAATGATCCGGTACTTCTCAGTTTTGAGATCATGTCACTTCTTTGCTGGATCAATGAGTTATATTTTTCCTGATAAGCCGCAGATAACTCTTCTATCTCTTTTTCTGCTTGCGAAATGATCTGCTGCCCTTGCTGTTTAACTGCATTACTATAAGCTGTGATCATAGATTTTCCAAGCTGTGAATACGTATCTGCCACTGCTTTTTTCTTATCTTTAACTTGTTTTAACTGCTTTTCTAAAGATTTTGTGCTTTTTTTCTCTTTTTTAGCTTTCTTGATCTTTTTGTTTAGATCTTTTATTTTTTTATCATATTGATCCGTGTCCTTATTCTTTCCAGATTTGATCTCCTTGTTGATCAGATTCTTTCCAGCTGTTGTCGCTTTTGAAACTTGAGTATCTATTGCAGACGACAAACCGTCTGTAAATGTCTTTCCTATGTCTTCAAAGTTTCCTTTTTTGCTTGCGTTCTTTGCAGATGATACCGCTGTGTTACACAAGCTTTCCATCGTCTTTTTAAGATTCTTTTGCTCTGTATCAATTCCGGCTATAATACCAGTTACAATATGTTTTCCAACTTCTTTTTTGAATACTCTAGAAGGCGATTTGATTCCTAATGCTTTCTTAGCTGCACTTAAAGCACTACTTGCAAGTCCCTGCATTTTGCTTACCAGAGACCCGGCCATCGCGCCAATACCACCAATAATACCTTTTACGATGTTTGATCCAACACTTCCCCAGCTAATTCCTCTAAATGCAGTAACAGCACGCATTCCTAAGCTTTTTGCTGTACTTCCCATCTTTCCAGCTAAGCTTAATAATCCGGATGCTATCTTCCTTACTACTTTTGCACCTACATCTAGCCAATTTATTTTTGTAATGTTCTGCATTATCACTCTGGCAAGAATTTGAGCATTTAACGCTGCCTTGCTAACAAACATAGAAATTCCAGAAGCAATCTTGGATACTATGTTTCCTCCTGCACTAAGCCAATTGGTCGTTGTGATTTTCTTCCATAAGCTTTGCGTTAAATCACTAAATGCTTTTACTGCATTACCTTTTGCACTCACAATTCCATTTTTAAGATTTGCGATCATTGCCTTGCCAGCACTAAATAAATTTATATGAGTAAAAACATTTATAATCGCCAGAACGATCTGCGGTAAAGCAGCAATCAACTGCGGAATTGCCTGAACAATTCCAATAACAAGATTTGCAATGATTTTTACACCTGCAGCAATCAATTGCAGCAATCCTGTGTCTATTGCAGCACAGAATGAATTGATGATCTGTGGCACATACTCAATCAATAAAGGGATCGAATTAATCAGACCTTGTGCTAATGATGTAATCATCTGGATTCCAACAGTGATCAACTGTGGCAATGCAGAAATTAAGCCAAGGGCAAATTGAGCTAAGGCTTCAATTGCTTTAGGTATAAGTTCTGGTGCTGCTTGTGATATTGCGTTTCCTATCTGCGTTATGATCTGCACTCCATAACTGATCATCTGTGGCAATGCCTGCATGATTCCAGACCCAAGTGCAAGTATTGCCGTTCCTGCTGCAGTAATAAGTTGAGGTGATGCAGAGCTTATTGAACCTGCCAACGACATAATAACCTGACCACCTACAGATAAGAAATCAGGTATCCCTTCTGTTATACCTAAGAGAATACTGGTGATCATTTCGGCTCCAACCTGAACACCTTGTTGCATCTCGCTTTTCATATCATCCCATAATGTACTAAAAAGTTCCGGGATTGTAGCTGCCAAACGTGGAATGATCTCTCCAAGATTCTTTCCGATGTTCTCCATCATTACTGCTATGGAATCTGCAAGTTCTTCCGCTGATCCTGAACCATTTAAGAAATTATCATATGCAGCCTTTGCACTGTTCATTGATCCCTCGATTGTTGTTGCTGCTTCCTTAGATGTCGTTCCTGTAATACCTAACTCTTTTTGAATGATATGGATCGCATTATATACATCTGCAAGATTGTTGATATCATACTTAACACCTGATATCTTGGATGCATCCGCAAGCAATCTTTCCATTTCTGTCTTGGTTCCGCCATATCCAAGTTTTAAGTTATCCAACATTGTATAGTTCTGCTTCGCAAATCCCTGATAAGCGTTTTGGATATCCACCATATTGGTTCCCATCTTATTCGCATTATCAGACATATCAATCATAGCCATATCAGCTACTTTTGCCGCTTTATCAGTATTCTTGGCGCAGCTCTGTAATAACGATGCAGAGAAACTTGTTACATTCTGCATATACTCATTTGCGGACATTCCAGCAGTCTTATAAGCTTTGTTTGCATTAGCTATGACTGTTTTAGAACTTTTCTTAAATAAAGTTTCAACACCACCAACATTCTGTTCTAGTTTTGATACAGAATCTAATGATTGTTTTGTCATAGCACCCAAGGCAGCACCCACACCAGCAACTGCTCCTGCTGTTATAGCAAGACCTTTCTTCGCAGCACTGCTTATCTTGGACACTCCGGCATTAAATCCGGATTCGTCAATTTTTGTATCAAATTTTAAAGAGCCATCGTAACCCATGTATATTCTCCTTTCGAATATGCACGGCTCAATGGCTCACTTATGCACTAATTTTTAATTTTTATTTCTACCTCGTTCCCACATTTCTTACACTTCAAGAACACATTATTGCTTTGAGCTGTGTTGTCATAGATCAGTAAGTGTGCACCGCAATGTGGGCATGAGTACCATTTTCTTTCAAATGGGATCTCTTTTATCTTCATAATCATTAAAACATCATATTTCCAAAAGCATCTCCGATCTCCTCACTTGTGACCTCATAGTCAATGATCGCTATCTGCTTTTGAATCTTCCTGATCCTTTCTCTTTCTTCTTTATCTTTTATCTGGTTAAGATCAATACTTCTATAACCCATTCTTTTCTTTAGCTCACAATCTTCATTCATGCCATCAATCAGCATCTGGAACTTCCACCAGTGCATATATGGTATTTCTGTCAGATCGATACCATAACACTCCAAAAATCCGGATATGATATATGGTGCATCCTGATTGTATGAGATCACTTGGTTATGTTTCATATCTTCTTCGTTGTTATCTTCTTCCTCTGATACTTTCGTTTCCTTGTAATTTATTACAAAATCCGTCAGTGCTTGTAAACATTCCTCAAAATCAGAACCGGGATCATCAAGGAACCAACATGCAAGCAACTGCTTCTTCTCTGCTTCCTCAATATCTTCATCCTTTAGCAGATCCATGAGTTTTATATACTCACGAAAATCTGTTACAATTCTGACCTTCTTTCCATTTGCAATCACATAATCAGGAAACGGCTCGTATAAAGGATTCATCGGTTTTTACCACCGTTATATGTGTTAAAATTCTTTTTTCTTTTCTTCCTTCTCTGCTCCCTGTTTGGCATATATTTACCGCTTAACTGTAATCTTCTTTCATTTGCTTTTTTAACTGCTACCTGCATAAATCCAAGGAATGAATCCCAAACTTCATCACAGTTTCTCATATTTTTCTTTCCACTAAAGATTTTTTCTCCTGTACCTTCTCCGAAAATACGATCAAATGCATTGTAATAAATCTCGCAGTATCTCTTGATAAATTCTGGCATTTTTCCTGTCTTATCAATGTTTCTTCCATCTTCATCCATCTGTTCAAATGCTTTCATCGTTTTTTCAAACACGTCTGCATCTTCAAGATCTAACTCTAATTCAAGACCATTGATCTTCCAAATTCTTTCGTTCTTATCATTCTGGCTCATGGCTCAATCTCCTTTTTGTCTTCATCTTCTACTTCTGCTGCCTGTTCAACGACAGCTACATTAGGGTGTAGCTGTCTCGCTGAATGTACAAGTCTTTCCGTCTGCAGATACTTTCGCATATCCCTTTACGATATCATCCTTCACAGAAAAGCTTCCTGAATACTGTAATGCATCCGTTCCATCTCCAGAACTGTCTGGAAGAATGGAATATGTTCTCTTTCGTGCTACAAACTCATCATCTTTCGTTGTTTCTCCCTTATCGAACAAATCAACCACAACGATATCTCTCATTTCTCCGGTCAGTTCATCATCCTGAACTTTTGCAAGATCCGCAAGAACTGGATCATTTTTATGATGATCGAATCCATATTCTAAAGTTGTTCCGTATCCTGTTACGTCAGAATCCTGACTATCTTTGTCAACATAATGTCGTTCATATGTGATCGGGTTCTTTCCGTCTGTCAGTGTTGTAAAATGTTCCATTCTGTTATATGTGCTTACTTCTCCATCACTCACTGGAACACCATAGAACGCAACCCTCTGGCTACGTCTTACTAATTTAGCCTTTTCCATTTGTCTTATACCTCCTGTATATAAAGAAGGCGGCATTCTATACGATACTGGGCATGTTCACCCTCTGCATCATACAGATAGCCGCTGTTTAGTGTTTGTAATTCATATGGATGCTGTTTCTCATTTTTTAGTTCCGGCATCTCTCCTTTATCCGTCTGCTGCTCCATCCATTCCTCAAACGCCTGATAGAATCCACTGTTTTCAATATTGATCCTTGCATCTTCGTCATACTGCTCCTTGCTGGTAAAAGCAAATTGAAACTGTTTCTTTTTGCCACCATCAACGTATTTTTGCAACACAGGATCACATGGAAGTGGATCAACAGAATAACTCATATCTTCTGACAAGTGATCCACGTTTACTCTGTAGTTATCCAGAAACGGACAGGTTAATATGAACGATCGGATGGAATCAATGATATTAGCTTCCTGCATATTTTTGTGCTCCTTTCAGAATACTGTCTCTATGCCTGTTTTTCATACGTTCGAACCAACGTGACTTTTCTTTATGCTCGTAATACTGCCTGCGTGCATATGGCGTGATCTGGTTGATCTCTCCTGATCCGATCACTGTTCCCAGTGTCGCAGACTTGATCAAAGCACCTGACAGCCTCGGTGTCTCCGGATTCATCCTTCTGATACATTCTGAATCGACAAACTCCTGGGCTTCTCCAAAGCTTGCACTCTTTTGTCCAGAAAATCCATGATTCCATTCCATCTTAGCTGTCACGGATCCGTTTGCTGTTTTTGCTGTGTAAATACTGCCTCTTGGTGTTTTGATCACAATATTTCTTTTTTGTGCCATTTACACACCACCTACCTTTATGTGTGGATTTGCACCAAATGTGTTGTAATTTGCAGATGTGACTTTACAGCATTCTGTTCCTTTCAGGTCCTTAGCTGTTGTCATATCAATATCGCATATTCCTTTTACAAGATAATCATCTTTTTTTATGCTGATCGTTGTATCAGGTATTCTGATCACAAACGTATCTGCTCTTTTCAGTCCTTCGGATGTGATTGCAGACGATTCTGATTCATGCCACCATGCATCCTTGACATATGTTCTTTTCCAGATATCTAATCGCTTTTCACTGTCATATTGACGGCTATAGACTGTTACAGCACTGTTTGTTACCATTGCAAAACCTCACTTCTCTCGACAGCCATCCTGTTGACAATAAATACATTTTTACTGCTTCATATGCTTTTTTCTGCATCAATTCCTCTAATGTCTGACCATCTGTCTGTTCATTCACATAGGTAACACTATAACCATCGGTTGATTCAGATTTAATCTGCATACCATTAGATTCCTGTTTCTTTCTGTAAGATGCATATACCTCTGCACCTGCACATACAGCATCTTTTATCATATCAAGATCTGATGCAAAGATATCTCCACGGATGTAGGTCAGATTACGAATATACGCTTCTGACCATCGTTCCGCTTTGATAAATTCTTCTTCTGGAAGTGATCCTGCATACTCTTCTTTGTAATATTGATAAGTTACATACATAGATCACACCTTCTTTCCTTTATTCTCCTACTTTCAGAATTGAGAATGGACATCTCTTTGTTTTATCAGTTTTCAGAGCATTGATCGGATTTGGAATTTCCCATCCAAGTCTCATGACTGCACGAAGTGCAACCATGTCATTCTGCATTAAGTTATATGCAATTGTTCCATCTGTGTTCTGTACAACACCTTCTGTGAAGAGTTTGAACGTGATATCCTGACGAATTGAATAAACCAACTGACTAAAATCTCCAGAGATCATTAATGCCTTCGATTTATCAAAAGCTCCATTGTTCGGGAAATTCATCGGAGATCCATCTAAACTATAAGATGTTGCTCCCTGCATATCTGATTTAAAAATCGGATTTCCATCCGCATCTTTTAACCCTCTTAATTTTGCTCTCATAGAGATATCCGCCATATGACCGTTTACAAAATATCCACTGTCTTCAACTTTGGCGATCACACCTTCTTCTGCCATGATCTTATCATACAGATTGTCGCTTGCTCCAAGTGTTACAACAGATTGCGCTTTTGTTGCTGTTGTAACTACTCCATCTCTCCATGTCGATGGCTTGTCCACATCGAACAAGATTGCACCATCAATTACTTTACCAAAAGCTTCTGTAACTCTTGGCTTAACTTCTGCCCAGATATCATACTCTGCATCATCTAATACAGCTTCTGGAATAGGCACGATCACCGCAATTTCTTCTGCTGTAATAAATTTCTTATCCCATGCCTGTTTAGTAGTTTTCTTCTGCCCAGTGTCACCATTTACAAAATAAGCAATTGGTAACATATCCAGTACTGGCATTTTGTACTGTCTACTTGTCATATTAGCTAATTTGCGCCCTCTTGAAAGCACTGCTGACTGTGTGATCGTTCCCTGAATAATCTCATTTGCTTCCTGCGTTGGAATCAAAGACTCTGCTCCACTGCGATCGATCACATTTGCATCTATATCGAATAATCTTAAGTTCATTCGTTCCTTAAACATTTCATACCTCCATTATCTTCTTGCTGCAGATCGAATTGCATCATTGATCGTAGCATTTACATTTTCCACGGATCCGTTCGATGCATTCCCTGTTGATGTTGAAACTCGATACCCTAATCCTGATGTGAATCTTGGATTCTCTTTCAAGTACTTATCTGCTGCCTTTTCAAAACTTGTTTTTTCATCTGTCATTTTAGAAACTTTGTATAACACATAGTCAAGATCATCTGTTTTTACTCCTTTTGAAGCTAAAAGCTTCTCATTTTTCATCTGCTGCACTTCGTTCCTTGCATCTGCAAGATCCTGCTGCATTTGAGTTACGTTTGGCTGATTCTTTTTCTGCTGCGCTTTATAATCAGCAATTGCCTGTGTAACCTGATCCTCTGACATACCTTGCTGCTGAAAATATGATTTTAAAGCCGATCTTTCTGCACGCTCCGCTCTCGCTTGTGCAATCTCTTCTGCCTGTGCATAACTAAATGCTGCCTGATTCCCTGTTTCTCCGGCGTTTCCCTGGTTACCGTTACCATTCCCGGCATTATTTCCGCCCTGTCCATTAGAGCCAACTCCTGTGCCGTCCTCAAAGAGCTGTAAATACATTCTTTTTCTCATGTTTTCCCTCCATATATGAGTGTTATTACCAATGCTTTTTATGTCTTCATGTTTTGGACATAATAAAAACACCCTTTCGGATGCTTAAATAAATTGTATGCAGTTGTATTTTTGATTGATATCAGAAAGTCCCAAGAACCACGAATCTACTAATAATTTTCCTTTGTCAGATAATTCTTGCCATTTGATCATAGTAAGACCACTATCTGCTTCTGATTCAATTTTATCATCTGTTAGATCGTTCAGTGAATTAATCAAATTGCATGTCAATGCTGATATCGCTGTACACGCCCGATCAATTCCATCATTCTCTCTTCTACAAGCATGACCTTTCATTTCTATTCCATTCTGTCTTATGCTTATAATTATCACAACATCACTTCCTTTTCTGTCCGGTCGTTCCCTGCCGGTGGGAGATTCCTTGGATCACCTCCTAATGAATAATGTAATAGGTTACTGTGCTTACAATCATTGTCCTTTCTCCTTTCTTAAAAATGGGTATAAAAATACCACTAGCCATAAAAATAACTAGCGGTATTAATACCAAGCGACAAGATCTTCTTCTTGAAATTTATTATTTGTCAAATATTCTTCGATTCTTCTAAATGCATGGGCCGGATAATTACTTCCGTATTCAGGCAAAAGCTTTTCAATGCTTCGTTCTCTTGATATTCTATCTACAGCAATGATTCCATATTCCTTTGAACTTTCCGGATAGTACTTATATTTTACTGATATTTCTGTGATTTCCAACAACTCAAGTCTCAACATTTCTTCCACCTCCTATAAATTATATTCTTTCAAAAATTTATTTAACGCCTTTTGATAATTATACTTTCTTTCTGTAATTTTATGGGCTTCATCGTATTTCAAATGTAATTTTTTCATTAATTCGTACTCTAAACGTTCATGCTTTAACATTATCAAATCGTGCTTCTGAATATTTTTTCCCTCTCTCAATCTTCTAAATGATTCAGCCATATAATAATCTGGATCAAATCTTCTTTTTCCACCACTTAATTCATATTCATTTATAAAAACATGATCATATATCTTATTTATGCTCTTTTTAGAGATTCCGGTATTATTTGCAATGTGATCAATGATATTACTCTTCCGACTATTACGCATTGATTCATAATATCGGTTAGCGTGTGCGTCCCTTCTGGTATATAATGGGTCATTTTTATCTGTAAGTGCCCCATTTATCGCTCCTGATTTTATTATATCATTCCCTATGCTCTTTGCAATAAATTTTCTAAGATCAGGCGCTACTCTTCCTTTCATATCTAGATAAATACGCTCTCGTTCTTGTCTAAGTCCCATTTTTTTCGAAAATCTCGCATATTCATTTAATTGTCCCTGATATTTCATCTTATGTGCCAGAATCTCATCTTGATCTGCTTTCCCTTTTTGAAGTGCTCTTACCTTCTCGCGTTGAGCTCTCATAGCTGTCTCCATTTGTCTTTGCCGCTGTTTTGCTTCATAAACCGTGTATTCTTTTCCTTGAAATTCTTTCGGTTTGTTTTCTTCCTGATTCTTCTCTTCCAACCACTGATCGGTCCAGTTGCGTTCTGATATTCCTGGGAAAAACGGATAATACTCATGGTAGCAATTCGCACCTAGCAGCCCTGTAACTGTTCCAAGTCCACAAACTGATACAAGTTGTTCTTTTGTCCAGACCTTCCCCTGCCATACTGCATGTGTAGGACGTGCTCCTGCGTGCCATGCGACCTCAAAATATTCTGTTCCTAGCTTCTTTGCATTATAATCTGTGATCTTTCCTGTAATCTGACTCAGCCCTGTCATAACTGCACGTCTTGCTGCAACATCTACTCTATTATGCCAACCTGATACATAGTCTATTGTTCTTAATCCACTGTTGGTCAATTGTGTTACAGTTCTTCTCAAAACACTGTTATAATCGAACGCTCCAGAAACAATATCGAAACATGCACGATCAAGATGTTCTGTATATACCTGTGATAACGGAGTCATAGTCTTTTTTCCATTGATATCTAAATAAAATCCAAGCGACCTAGTTATATTTTCAAGATCTTCCAACGACTGTTGCGCTATCCCATTAATCGCTTGATTTAGATGCTTATTTTTTTCAAATGGTATGTACTCTGCATTTACCTGTTCATACAGATCTTTGTTTCGAACATATTCCCAGTTGATTACTTTGTCATATAGTTCAAACATTTCCGGATAGCTTTTATTCAATGTTGTTTTCAACATCTTCTCAATGTCTTCTGATGAATATCCTATGATCTTCAATCTATTGATCTGCCAATCTGCGGTACTTGTAACCTCTCCAGTTTTTACAATTCTCCTGACAATATCCTGAATAATCCTTTCCTCGAGTTCAACATAATGGGCTGCAATCTTATTTGCCATCCGATTTTTATATTCATTTTTCATTTTACTCCATCACCTGATTTTGCTCTGGAAGATTGTTTTTTGCCTGATCGATTGTTTCACCATACCATTTTGCTCTATATTCCTCTGGCCGCATGATTCCAGCACTCACATCCTGCATATCTTGTTTGCGCTCAGTTTCCTTATCTTCAATAATCGAATCATCAAAATCAATCGTAATATCAGAATCCGGATTCAACTGTTCTCCAATTACAATACCCAACCGGATAATAATCCTGATCAGTTCTTTCAATGCATCTTCCAAGATAATCTCATGTTTTTTAATCATTCGATACATATCGGAGTTTTCAGATATGATCTCAGTTGCTGTTTTTACTCCAGATGAATCAAACTTATATCTTTTAGGTCCAAACCCACATTTTAACGACAAATAATTCAGATCATCGTTAATAGCTTTGCTGTGTTCCTCTGTCCTAAGATTCATATCAACGTCCTTGATCAATCCTTCTTGACTCTTATCATAATCTTCCGGCAAGCTGTAAAATATTCCATCATCCGGATCAAAAGCCGGTGTTCCGTCAATGTTATATAACAATTCTGGAGCAACAAATATTCTTTTTCTACCAAGTAAAAACTCGTTATAATAAGAATCATATTCTGTATCTAATTTTTTCAATACGTCAATTGCATTTGCAAATATAGCAATTCCCATCGGATTGTTCGCATCTGCATTATTTGTTATGTTTAGGCGATCAATTACAAATTGCGGTTCTAAACTTCCTGTGTTTGTTCTTTTGGCAAGATTCTTAAACGGTTTTAATTGTCTCCATTCTTCTTCCTTTAGTTCTGTACCTTCCTGGCTTCCACTCATACTCTTTAAAACCGTATTTTCTATCACATATTCATCATTCCGAATCAAATGTGACTGTATCTGGATGTATTTTTTTCGATTGACCGTATGTGGAAAAGTAAAAATACACTCCTGAACCTTTCCGTTATCCCAACTTACTGGAAATATATTGGGGCCATCAACATAATTGATTTTTATAATTCCTGATCGAATGACTCCATCTTCTGTCACATCTGCCGAATCAAGATAAGGGATATACGCCACTGTACCAGTATATGCTTTACGTTCCTGGTAATCGTTGCCTTGAACCATAAATTGATTATTCTTTAAAATTTTGTGTACATAATTATTTGTATATTCGTCATCTAAAGTAATCGTTACCCTTTCATTCAGTAACAGATCTGCAATGTCTTCTGAAAGCTTTTTTGCCATACCCATACTTTTGCGTTCACATCTTTTGTATGTTCCGCGTCCTGTATAAATCTTATAAAAAGAAAAGTTTCGGACATTACCTTTATACCAGCTAACCCATTCTTGAATCTTCCGATAAAACGATGCATCGATCGTATCAATTCCTTTTCTTTTGAAATAATTAAATATATTCAATCTTCTGTTTCTCCTCTCCTGGATCTCTTGGAAGCCAGTATTTTATTTTATCCCATGCTCCCATAACAGCATAACGGATTGCATCCATGCAATGATCTGAAAGTTTTACTGGAACTTCTTTTCCTTTTTCGATTGATTTTTTATCATATTCATAAGTGCCAAATTCCTCATCTGCATATTTCTGATCTGGTGAAATACTTAACACATCAAAGATTAACGATTTCTGCACTCTGCTGATTCCAAGTGCAACATCATTTTCCGCATCTCTCATCAATACCGAATACTGTAAATTCCTAGTTGCTCTTCGAATTTCTTCTGCTAAACCTTTTGCAGATGGGTCCAAAAAAATATAGAATACTCTGTTTTCATATTCTTCATGTAGTTCATCAAGAAGCTCAACAAGATCTCTTGCATATTCGGATGGACTCTTTTGATATCCACTATCTCTACCACTATGATAGTATTCTGCCAGACCAGGAAACTTCCTTTGGTATGTATCTAATCCAAATGCCTGAAATGTCGTTGCGTTTTGCTGCCCATAGTCTCCACCAATATAAATGCGATCATATTTCCTGTCTTTATCTGGTCGCGATCGATGGCGGTTTCCATACATATAATAAATAAGTTCATCTACACCAACAGATTCTCCTAACCATACCCATCGGTACATTTTAGGATCAGACTCTTCCATTTCCTTTGCGCTGTCTATCAGATCTTGTCCTAGCCATTCTGTCGGAACGTCTCTGTAATCCGTATGGATATGGATACAATCTTTTCTCTTCTCCATCTTTTTGCACCATTTATTTATCGCTGCATTTGGATTTTTGGGAGGGTTATAAAGATAGATCATTTGGAATCCACCAGTGTTTCCACGAACAAAAGTAGCTTCGATATTGCTAAGTTCATCTTCTCCTTCTCCATCGTCAAAGAACTCTGTTAACTCATCAAGAATAACTAACTTGATTGGCTGATCTTCGTCAATAATACCTTTTGTATCATCAATTCCGTCAGAACCTGCAAAGTAAATTGTTGTTCCATGCTTTTTGTATGTTATTTCCATTGGAGAATTCGTGATCGCAAACTTCTTTTTTGAAATCTGTAATCGATTAATGCCTCGAAGCATTTCCTTGTATACTGTCTTACGCAATTTATTATGATGCTTTCGGAGCACTACAACTGATCCATGTTTATCTGATACAATTTGATAATCTGCTTTAATTGCTGCATAACTTGATTTTGTACCAGCACGACCAGATGTAAGAATGATATGTTTAATTGTCTTGTTGTTGAATATCGGAAGGTATTTCGGTATCACTATATCCGATATCTTTAGGCGCGTCGTTGACAATTACAACACCATCCTCTCCATCATCATTGTCATTATTTCTGATCTGTTCTGTCTTAGCTCTGATCTGCTCAATCTTAGCTTTCTGTTCAACTGTAGCAATATCCATATGATCTGCAAGCCATTGTAAAGCTTTCATCTTATCAACCAGCTTAATACTCGCTCCGTCTTTTCCTTGCTTCACTTCCGTAATCAACGTTCCATCAACATCTTCAGATTGTTTGAATTTCACAGTATTGACTTCTTTTTCGAGAACTTCTTTTTCTCCAGTTTCTTTGTTTTCTACCATTACTGGACCAAAAGCACCCATAACTTGAATATTTTCTCGCCCAAACGATACATAATCTGTCACATCTGCAAACGCAATATCCATGTACTTTTGAAAGATATCTTCCTGCTTTAACAGTTCCCTGTTCATATGATTCTGCTTTAGCTGTTCAATCTCTTTTCTGATCACTGGATTCTTCATAAGCCTGCTTCCTAATACGGCAGCAGATGCATAAGTACATCCTGGATAAGCTTTCATGTAAGCTTTCGTATAATTAAACATTCTGGATTGGTACAAACAAAAAAGCTGCTGCTGATCGGTAAGTTCATCGTTAATTACAACTTGACTTACATCCTCTGCAACGGCTTCTTTTTTGTGTGCACCCTTTTTATTTTGTGTGCACCCCTTTTGGATGCATCCTGTCTTTTTGTTCCTCGACCATGCGTATCGTTTCTTCCACGATTTCACAGTATTTATCGAAACTTCATACTTGGCAGCAATGTCTTTATACTTCATTCCGGCCACATAATCGGATTCTGCCAATATGTAGTTTTTTTCTTCATTCAAACATTACCACCTTCTTTCTTATTTCTTAAATGGACCTCCAGGGACTCGAACCCCGGACCGATCGGTTATGAGCCGACTGCTCTGACCTGCTGAGCTAGAGGTCCTTAAATTTATGCACGAAAAAAGCACCCGAAGGTGCTTAATTCTTTTCAAAATGTTTAATATTATTGTCGATTTTGTCAATAGAAAATAGTATAATAAAGCAAAGGAGGATTGGATATGCGAAAAAAAATCAAATTACTTAATAGAATATTTTGTATTTTTATGTATTTTTTAAGTTTTATGACTATTTTATCACTTGTTTTTAACTTGATTTATCTAACTCCTATTTATGACATTATTTTAAACAAACATCCTTTAACTTATACCATCATTCTATTTTCTATTATTTTATCCATACTGCTTACTCGTCTTCTGGTTCATCTTCTGGCTGATCTTCAACGGAAGTTTCTGGAATAGGTTCAGTAACTGGATGATTATTATTTTCAAGAGGTTGAACATCTAATAGCTCTGCATTTTGAGCAATAGTATCAATGCTCATTACTAAATTCTCTGGTTGAATCCCTAAAGATTTAATTTCATTATAAATTTCAACTTTCTTTTTTAAATTATCCAATTCAATCCCTTCAGCCTCCGCTTGCATTTTTCTTTTTTCTTCTGGTAAAAGCAAAATTTCTTTTATGACATCTACCACTCCTGGTACCTTAAATGCAAACGCACTGCCGCCTCCGACCATTACTAGCAACCCAAATAAATAAGGAAACGCATCTTTAACAGTATTAAAAATTCCTATTATATTAAAATCGATTGGTCCTGGTGAGTTGATATTAATTTGTGTTGAAATCTTTTCGTCTTCTATTTCAAGCTTGCTGAGATAGTCAGAAACTCCATATAAAATTCCAGATAATAACCTAGGACTAATTGGTCCTGTTTTTTTAACATTAAATACTATATTTATATCATTTTTATATGTATATACATTGTATATTGTACTTAGTATATTCTTTGCGTATCCATCTAAATTACTTATTCCATGATGATTAGATATCGCACGGAATAAGTTCGGATTCAAATCCTCACTTTTTACAGTCATTATAATATCGATACGCCGCCTTTTTAAATAAGGGCACGCAATCTCATTTATTAGTACAGAGTTATTTTCAATACTATCAATTACAGTTTTTTCAACTTCTACAGTATTTTCTTTTTCCTCATAATACTCTCCTGCTCTTGCAAAAGTAATATATCGACTTCCTTCACTCGGTATAACTATAATGTCGTTTTCTTTAATCTCATTTATGAAAGACACACACTTATTAATTGCTGTTGTCGGCCTTTTTATGCCTGGGTAATCTGTTAGTATTCTATTTGCAATTATTCCTTTAGTTTGCTCTGAAATAACAGTATCTTTTGTTATGACATTCCAAGCTATCGCTACAAATCTATTAGCAATAAACTCATCATAAAAATATCCTTTTTTGGTTCTGATCATCCAGAATCTAGCTTCCGAATCAATTTCTTTTATTTCGAAATTTAATATTGCATTCAAAATTCTGTTTTCATTAATTTTACAATCCATATGTCCTCCCGCGTAATCTTTTTAATAAATTATATCATAGTTTTCTTGTAGATTCTACAAATTGAGACACAAAAAGACCCGGGGTCCGAAGATCACCCGAGTTCGTTCATAAGTAAAAAGAAGAGGACTAATTATGAATATTCATTCATCATTTTTCCTTAGCTTATATATTAAACCTTTTTCCTACGACAGTGAGCGACATTTATTCATTTTCTGCAAAAAATCTTTCATTTCTCTTCTGCAGATTCTTTTCATTGTACGCAATCTTTCTTTTAGGATGCATGGCATTCATCCTGTGCGCTACCTGTGTCCATGTCATTCCATCAATATAATACAGTCGGAAAATAGTTCTCAATTCACTTTTTTCGATGCTACTTATATACTGTTCTACTTGATTTGTTAATTCTAAAAGTTCATTTTCCTTTTTGATCAACATAGCTTTTCGTTTATTAAGCAGCAGCCTCTTTCGTCTTAACTCTGGTACTGGCATACCCTCAACAACAAAGTGCTGTATTCCACCCATACCACCGCTTACTGTGTCTTTTACGGTTCCTTCTTCCTCAATCTTGCTGATCTGCTTTTCTGTTTGCAGGATTCTTTTTCTTATATCTTTTACTTCTTCAATCATGTCTGTGTATTGGATCAGTACGTTCTTGTCCACGTTCTCCCCTCCTGTTACGATTTATTATCTGCTACCTTATCCGGTCTGTCATCTCCTGGTACTCTTGCTTGTATTGCGCCCGATCGGCACAAATGCCCATGCAGATTATCTCTGCACAGGCTTTGCATGGATCAATCATATCTGCCTACCACTCTTTCTTTTCATCTGCCGGTTTCTTATGATCGCTTTTCTTGCATTTGAGTAATAAGGCCGTGATTCTTTCTCTCTTCTTCTTAATTCCTGTTCCTTTGCCTTCCAGGAAAGATACTTCTCACATCCTGTCTGACAAGCAACTCTCTTTGATCCGTGTGATCTATCTTTACAATTTAGGCACGGACAATCTTTGTATGCCATTTATGTATCAACTCCTTCGACTTATTCTTCAACTAATATTTCAACTAATCTAATAATTAGTTCAACTTTCGCAGCGGACATTTGCTGCATACTGTTTCTATCAGCTCATCATAGTCTTTTATTTCGCTTGGATACTTGCAATAGTTATCACAGATGTTGCTTTTTATTTCATCAAAAAATTCTGTTATTGTCTTCGGTTCTTCTTTCACGACACCTGTAAGATTTTCAGTGACAGTTTTAGTTTTTTCTTTCGCATCATCTCCTACTTTAGTTTCATGCCCGACCATCACATCATAAAATCTATCAATCTTTTTATTACACATGTCCTCAAACTCACAAACTGATGCAAGATCATCAAGTTTGCATTGATCGCAGCTATCATGCATATTGCAAAAATTGTATAATTCATCTATCTTTTCTTCCCTTGTCACAACTCATCCCTCTCTTTCGCTGCGGCACAGAGTGACATCACTGCCACTCCTGCAACTGCTCCGATAAATAATCCGCTTAAAAATCCAATGATCATAGATTAACCCTCCAAACATGCTTACTGTTCCTTTTCTTCAATCATTCCAAGGGTTCCTGATTGCAGTTTTTTCAAAACCTCTGGAATATTCATCTTTTCAATAGTGTCTTTTGTAAGATTCTCTTTTAGTTTCTGTTCTAATGATTTAACAATATCAACTTCTACTTCGTGTTTTGCTCTCTGAATCATGTTACCGATCTTATCATCAAGCTCTCTTTTTAGATATTTTGTTGTAAGTAGATCTGCTGCTGAATACCGATTACTTCCCCAGTCTTGATAATTTCCATCTTTATCATATCTTTTCTGTGTAATGAAACTTTCAAATTGCATTCCTACATATTCGGATAATGAATAATATGTGATTTTGTCACTCCAATCACTTGATTTTTCAGGAATCTGAATATTATTAATCTTTTCAGAGCATACATTTTCGATAAATTTATTGATTGCTTTATTGATTGTCTCTTCTGATTCTTTAACTTTCTCTGCAATCTTTGCATCAACCATTTTCAATGCTTCATGTGTTGCTTTCTTTAAAAGGGCATCTTCCACACCTTCAATGATTCTCTCTTTTAATTCTTCGTCAATTGAATAGGAATCTTCTTCCATCCAATCAAGTTCTACTTCGATATTAAATTTTGCCATAATTCTTTCTCCTTAACTTTCTTTAACAATTAATAGAAACTGTCTTTCTGCATTTCATCATCAACTTCTTTTGGTATCGGAATCGGTTCAAAGTCATCGTTTTTCCCCATTCATAAATTTAATCAAGCCATCTATGTAGTTGTTAAATTCCACCATTCTTTTTTCTTCGTCGGTCATTATCAATCACTTCCTTCTCACAATGAATACAACTATCATCACACTTAATCCGAACCTTTAGCTTCTGCTGCTTGTCTGGACATAATCTCATCTCTCTGATTGGCTTATTTGTAATCTCACAGATGTAGCCTTTAAATTCTTTCTTGTTTACCATTATTTTTTCCTCCACGCCATCACCACATCGTTCTTTCTAAGATCTAATTTAATGTTGTTTTCTTCTCTGACCTGCTCGATCATATCAATCCATGTCACATTTCCTGTTTCTAAACACTCTGTTTTGTCATTGAATCTTTTTTTGAATCGATCTAATCTCTTAGTTCCGAAATCAAATTCATCTTTCAAAACTATAAGACTCATGATCAATACAGTATCTAAAATCTGTAGTGTTGCATCTCTAAAATCCTGGTCAAGTTCTCTTGGATCTATTAGTGTTCGAAGTCCTGCAAGATTTCTCTGTCTTGTTACTCTCTGTAGCTCTTCTAATCCTTTTTCTTTTGCTATTTTGTCACAGAACACAATTCCTTCATTTCTGCCCTGCATTATATAATCTTGTTTACTCATACTATCTACCTATCTCAGACAGCTTAACTTTCTACCTGAAACAACATTTATACCGATCACTTTCTCCTTATTCTTTGCCTGATCATATAAACTGCTGTGATTCTTCGTTTCGTGATTTGTTGAAAAATTGTAATATCAAATCTAGTTTGTGAAAAATAAAAATACAAAAAACCTGAAAAAATATGTTTATGTTTGCTTGCTTCGTTAATAGTTACTTGAAGAATCTTAATCAAATAGAAAGTTAAGCTGTCTGATCATACTCCTTTACTTATGATATCCGGCACAATTACCTACATAATGCCACTGCAAACCTTCGTGTTTTGTCTCGCCCCCCCCCTGTTATCTCAGGGTAGAAACGCTTATACCACTTCATCAACGTTTTGTGATCGATGCCTGATGTTCTGCTGATCTCATTTGTGGACATACCATGTTGGATCCATAACTGTACAACACGGCGTTTAAATCCTTTGCTGTAATCTGCCATCAGTTCTCCTTTCTGCCCACTGCCTTAGGCAGCAGGCTCATGGCTTATACATTGGCTTGTTTCTTATGCGGTTAATAGTTACTGTGGTATATAATTCAGTCCATCCGGCTGATCTCTGTCCGCATATGTGATCATCTTTTTACGTCCTGTCGCTTAAGATCATCCCGAAACCCACAACTACCACGACTATTACTACGACTTTTAACAACAATCTTAGGTTGTTGGTTACTACGGACAGAGATCAACCGGATGCTTCATTTTTTTCTTAGCTTGCAGCAAGCAACTTATTAATAAAATACTGCTGCCCTTTACCAGTGACCTTTGTAGTCTTTCTGATCTTTGTCGTTCCATCCGGATTTGTGATCGTTCTTTCTTCAACTTCAAACAATCCCATTTCCATGCTCTTTTGTGTTGGCATATTCCAACTTGGACCTCTTCTTTGAATTAAATATCCGTTATTTCTGAGTTTTTGAAACAGTCTGTTTTGACCAATATCAATTCCTTTTTGCTTAAGAATTTTTGCTAAATCTCCGATCAGAATAGAATCTTTACTCGCTGTTACTGCATCAGCAAAGATTTCTTTAGGCTTCATACGTTCATTGTCTTCAATCAATGCAGCTTTCTCTGTCTTTAATTTGTCTATTGTTCTATCAGCCATCTTTAATGCTCTCGCAAAGATCTGTTCTGGTGTATTCCAGGCTTTTTCTAAGTCAAGGAAGTACTGTCTAATCTGTTTTCCCTTTTCAGTTCTGGACATTAAACAAATATGTTTTGCCATATCTACAGACATTTTATAATCCTGTAGTTCGCGTTGTGCTCCATTGTTTACAACCGTACCTGTAAGTACGCTTGTAAAATCTTCGTTTTCTACGAATCCTTGTGAATTTGATTCAAACCAAGCTGAGAATCTTTTATTAATCTCAAGTGCTTCGTGTAAATCCCTTGCTGATACTGTTGGTTCTTCTGTATCGTAGTTAACAGGAATTAAATTATCCATACGTTATGTCACCTCCTAATTGTTTCTTTAATAGCTTCTTCTCCAGATTCTCAAACTCACAATCTTTCACTTCTCGTTGTGTAAAATTGTGTATAGTTTCTTCTTTCTTTGGTTTCGGTGTTGATTTCTTCCGTTTCTTTGATGTAGGGAAGAAACTCTTATATCCTCCACCAAATGCTTTTCTTACAATGCCCAACTTATCAGAATCGTTCTCAGCCAGAGAATCTAGTTCTTCTTTCAAGGCATCGATCTGTTCTACAGATAATGTTGGTCCAGTATGATTCCTCATATCAAGATAAAGACAGAACTCTCTGTTCAGATCTGGATTACTATAATAATATTTACTTTCCTTTCCTTTACTTTCCTTTATGGATTCTTCTCGGGAATTATCGTTATTTTTCTTGGAATTATCCGTATTATTCTCGGAATTATCTTCAAAATGGGTAACTTTAATAAAAGGTTCTGTTTCTTCTTCATTTAAAAGCCAGAACCTGTCGACTTTTATTGGATTCTTCTTAGCTCTTGTTTTTACTGCTAACTGAAATCTCTCCTGTATTCCGGCAGAAGTCAGGACAGCGTCCGACTGGAAAAGCTGTTTATCAAACATCGACCGTTCCAGTAAGAATGTCAAGACTTGCTTCACCTTGTCACTATTCATGTTCAGATCATCCGACACGATATAGTAAAAATCATCATCTACAATGATGTAATATCCATTTTTATAAATTTCACAAAGAAGATAGATAAAAATTGTGATCCCATCTGCTCCATATCTGGATTTCAGGATCTTTATCTTCCTGTTCGAAAAGAAATTACAATCCAAAGAAAAATATTCGATACCTCGTTTCTTATGTCTGGCCAAAACGATTCTCCTTTTTCTTATTTGATTTCTTCTATCTCTACTTCAACTCGTGGGTCCTCTGCATAATGCTTTTCCATATGCAGCGTTACCACCTGCGTATCATCTCTGTATGCTAATTTATTCAATGCATCCAGAATGCTTTTTGCAATGTTATCAATGTCTGGTTTCTTCGTTGGAAACATAAGATCTTCCAACATCTGTTGTTTCTTTTTCTTGCTTGTACTCTTAACGATCGGATAATAAGCCATGATCGTTACTTTTAAAGGCTGTCCGTCATTAAAAATGATGTTATTTGATTCCTGCCTGTAACAGCACTTGATCAGATTCTCGTATAACATAGTACCTTCTGGCGTATATGAGAATGTTCCACCACCTTTACTACGGACAGTTCTTGCCCTGGCTTTTCCTTTCGGAGCACCAGGGACTGTAAATCTAACTGTCTCCATAACTGTTACCCGATGATCGTGATCACTTTCAACAGTTCTCCCGGTAAATTCTCTGTTAAATATTTCTTGATAGCATCTACTGCTTCATACTTCCAGAGGCCACCATCAGCTTCTACCAATTTAAACATTGGCTGTCCATCGGAACCTTCTCTGATTCGGAAGATAAATTTGCTTTCTGGCTGATCTACTTCTAAGAAGGTACGATATGGACGAAGTGTTACCGGATTCGGTACGATCACATCTTCTTTTCCTGCAATGCCTTTAGTGATCGTAGCCTTCTGGCTGACTCCATCATCTCCATAGTTGGCCACTGTTTTATTTTCTACGTTTCCGGCAACTGAAAGAATCAGTTCTGTTTCATCACTCTGTTTAAAGGCAGTCTGCATGTTAATTACAAATGCTTCCTGATCATAGTAATGATCGAAATCAAAACCATTTGGATTTGTACCTACGCGGAATAATTCTTCTCGATTTCTTTCCTGTGTAAGACCAGATAATAATCTTACTCTTGTTGGAGATTCTACGTGAATGATCATAGATTCTCTTAACTCTTCGCTTTTTCCGCTGATATAATCAATCAGGGAATTAAGACTTGTAGCTGTCAATGGTTCTGCAAACTCTTCTTTGTCATATCGTGACATAGATTTATCGCAATAAGTCTTTCCTGCGATCTCTACAACGTGTGGCTCTCTTGCACTGTCTGTCAATTCTTCTATATGTTCCATTGCTTCTCTTAAAAATGTGTTATCCATTGTTATGTACCTCCTGTTTATGCCTGTTTTGCTTTTCTTAAATCAATGACTTTGTTGCTTGGTTCATAGATTTCCCCAGTGTCCGGATCAAAGGCTTTCTGTGGCTCTTCCTCATCCTGATCAATCACATCATTGACACTCATCTGCCCCGGAATCTGGTTAAAAATCTCGATCGCTTCAACCTCTCCGGTGCGAAGATCTCTGCCCATACTCAGTGCTGTTGTAGCTCCAAGTTCTGGCGCAAGACTTAGCTTTGTCTCTACCGTAGTTGCCACAAAGTTTCTTTCATCGTTTGGTCGGAAACTGATTGATACATTGATCTTTCTGACCTTCTGCGCATCAGTGTTCGGATCCTGAACATTTTCAGTGATCTTTTCTAATGCTTTGTTGAGCTGTACTGAAAGTTTCCCTCCTGCAAACTCTTCCAAGTTAAAATGTTTCATCGTGTTGCTCCTTTCTTTTATTTAAAGAACTGCTGTGGTTCTTCTTTTGTTGTTTCTTCCTGCGGTTCCTGTTTCTCTGGTTCTGTCGTTTCCTCTACTGCTTCCTGCAGATCCTGATCCGCTACAATATTTTCTTCTGAAACTGTATCTACACAATCTTTTGTTCCATCTTCATGGATCACCGCCATATCAGATTCCATTGCATTCTGCATATCAATGCTCATGATTCCCCATTTACTGATCAGCTGGCGAAGCATTGTCTTATAAGCCATTCCATCAAAATCTTTCTCCCAGAATGTATATCCTTTTTTTGCTGCATACCCTTTGGAATACTTTAATGCATGTGCTTCCATTTTCTTTTTGGACCAGTACATAGCTTTTCGGAAACCGTTTGTATATTCAAACATTGCATAGTATCCGATCGTCTTTGCTTCTTCCCTTACTTCCTCATCATCGATCAGATTTACTTCGATTTCTTCATTCAGTGGATCAAATCGAACCAATTCCCCATCCTTAATTGCCAGAACGTTTAGTTTTTTGTACTGCCCTGAGCGGATCGCTAACTGAATGTATCCTTTATAACCAAGCTGAAACTGTGCTTCTTTACATCCTTTTTTGTTGTTTCTGAATGGAACCATGTAATACTGTCCAAGCTGTGGTGATGGAGAGAGTTTTAAAGACTCTCCAAGTAGTGCAGCACTTAAGATTGATGGATTTGTACATTCCTGTAAATCTGAATTAACCTGTACTGCAGATACAATAGAAGCAATGAAACGATCTCCGTTTTTACCACCAACTACATTATTAATCTGATTTTTTACAGCATCATTTGTAAGATATGCCGTTAATCCTGTTTTCTGCTGTCTGTTTGCTAAACTGTTTCCAACTGCCATTTTATAATTCCTCCTTTGGATCTATGATTTTAAATTCTTCACATACTTTTTGTACTAGACTGAGTCTTGCGTTAACTTCTTTAAAATTATGTTCTTTTACAGTACATCGGAATGTGATTGTTGATATTTTTTCTCCTGTATTATTTATTGATTTATGTGCTTTTACTGGCTTTTTTTTACTTTTGCCTGCAAATACTACTTTCTTTGCTTCTTCTTGTGATCGTTGTTTTCTTTGTTGCTCTTCCTGCTTTAGTTGTTCCTCATATATTGCTTTCTGCTTCGCTGTCTCCTCTAATTTTTGTTTTTTGTTGATTGCTGCAGTAAGATCAAAGTTCTTTAGATACTCTTCTTTCATCTCATAAGCAAAGGAACTTGTGTCTGCATTTATGACGAATAAATCATTGTCAACCTTGTCACGAATTTCTGTAATCTCCTTTGTGATTGATTTAAACGTTGTTGATACATTTAACCAGGACTCCTTAAAAATTTTGTCAAACGTTACTACGTCAGCGAGTCCACCGATTGTTTTTGCATAGATTTCTTTGACCTTTTCAAGTTTTTCCTGTCTTGTTGCTTCTTCGTATCCTTTGATCTGCGTATCAATATTTGTAATTGCTTTATTAACAATACCAATCAGTTCTTTCTCTTGTTTCTCAAATGCTGAATATGGTTCTGTAATCTGTTTTTTTATTTCTTTTCGTTTGCTCTCTAAAGCTTCCACAAATTTATTAAGATTTGCACGATCTTTTTTTGCATCTTTTACTTGATCTGCTGTATAAACCAGATTCATGTAATCATTTGCTTTTCCTTGGATTTCTGTTTTTAACTCTTCATAGTTCCAGTCAATCTCTTTCAGAAATCCCTCTTCCTGTGGATTGTATATCTTAAGTTCCATACATTTCTCCTTTTTATATTTCCGGAAGGATTAAATGTGGCTGTTGCCTTTTTTCGACTTTCTGCCAGAACTCTTCTTCCGCTTGTCTTAATATCTCAATATCTTCTTCTACGTCTGATCGCTCAATATGGTAATCTTTTGTCTCCAGCCTGATTTGACTCTGCCATACTGATTTAAGTTGTGCTCTCAGTCCAACAAACTCATATTCAGTAACCAACAGATAATGCAACACCTGTATGTAATAGTTGTCCGGAATCTGATCTCTCCATTTTTCACGCTGCATACTTTGCAGGATATTAGTTGTCTTGATTTCTAAGATTCCTTTGCGACCATCCTGATCGGTTAGTTCTCCATCCAAAGATGCATGTGCCCATGGATACTTTTCATTCCGGATCATGTTGTCTCCGAAGTACTCAACCTTATACTCTGGATGATCCAGTGCAAACAGCGATCTAAGCAACGGCTCCGCATCATGTCCATACCTTACATGATCTTCTCCGGAGATATCTGCAGGTACTCTCTGTCCTATTTTTTCTAAGTATAGATCAACGTTAGTTTTATAAGGGCTAAGACCTAACACTGCAGATGCATCAGATCCACCGATTCCGTGTCTGGCATTTAACCAGGAATCAAAGGAATCGAACTGGATCCGTTTGATTCCTTTGCTGATCTCAATCTCCTGCATCTTTAAACCTCTTTCCCAATTCTTTTAATTTAGGAAAGACAAGATCAAACTGTTCTTCTGACATTCCACAAAACTCAATTCCTGCATTTCCATACTTTTCTCCAATAATCAAGGCATTACCAAGAATCGGGTATCCATGGCGATCTGTCTCATACAGCCATGAAGCTATCTTATTTAATTTGGTTTTGTCACAATGAAAATAAAATTCTTCATCAACCAACATGCTTACTTTTGATCCCGGCACATTTTTAATCTCAATTCCTGCACCGATCTCTGTATATAATCTCTTGGGCTGTACGTGTTCAATTAACTCACATCTGTTTCCAATGTGTTCTTTCAACTTTTTCCATGATTTAAGTCCCTCATCTGGATATTCCAGCTCTTTTACCTCATTATCAGTTGTGATCAGAATCATCTTTCCCATTGTCATTTCCTCTTCTTTCTTCTAATAGTCCCATCAATTTTTCTTTCAGATACCATGCTTCGATCATACAGTTCGGATTGTTGAGAAACAGCATTGTACTGTAATCTGGTCGCTGTTCTGCACTAAAGCCATTTTCCCAGATCTTAACGCTTAGCACTGCGGTAGCTCCATGATATTCAGCTTGTACACATGGAACACCTGGTTCTCGCCAATCTATAGTTCCATCTGTCATTTCTTGCAGTCGCAACGATAGATCAAAGATCTCAACTACCAATTTTCTGATTTCACTTTTCTTCTGATCTGTGTTATACTTTTCTTGTGTATTTACATCTGTGCCTTCGGAAGTTGCCGCTTCCTGGGCACATTTTTTTATCATTCTTGCTACTTCGTCATAAGCAAGAAGCTTTGCGGTTTCGAAGTGTATTTTGCCTTCTAACTCTTCCGCCTGCATATCTAGCTCAATTTCTTTCTCTTGAAATTTGATCATATGATCAAGCTCTTTTAAAATCTTATTTATCAAATTTCTTCACTCCTTCCTCATAGATCATCGCTGTGATCAAACACAACGCTGCTAATTCCTTAAATATTCCCATTGCGATCAGCACCGCTGCCGTGCAGATCATGGCTTTTGTTTCACTTTTCATCTCATGCTCCTTTCTCAAACACTTATCATTTCAGTTGCAAAAAACTTTTTTGCATTTATGAAATACCTGTGCTTTTTTTCACTTGTCCGGATTGCATATCCCCATGGAAAAATCCCTTGAATCAGTCCTTTTTCGATTGTTGGAACACCCATTCCCATCAAATACGCAACTTCTTTCGGGGTTAACGTCTCTATTTTCTTTTTAGGAATTACTATCTCTTCGAAGTAATTCTTTGGAAGATCAAATGCTTCTGCAATCTCATTTCTTCTTGCTTTTGTCGGTTCTGAATCTCCAGACATCCATTTGCTAACGGTTGACCTACTCACACCGCAGATCCTGGACAACTCTACTTGGTTGATATTTTGATCTACCATTACTTTTTTAAGCCTGTCCTTGAACACTTTCATCACCTACCTTTCTTCAGATGGCTTAATTCCCTGCCCGACGATTGAGTGCTATTTTTAATTAACCAATTTAGGGAGGATTTCAGGATTCTGTGCATCGGGCAGGGAATTAAGCCATCTGCTATTATTCTGTTGTCTTTCTTTTATATATCTCCTATACTTAATTCACAGGACACTGCCATGTCCGAGTCTTAAGAGAGGAGTATTCTTAATGGAAAATTTGTTATTTAAACTTACCGAATATCAATATGAAATTCTAACGGCAATATTAGAATGTCCTGGGCAAAATCCTGGTGATTTCTTTTTCGATTTTCCGTCTATTGATGGATATGTAGAAATGTTTTTAAATGCAAATCTCGTATCCATAAACGAATCTGATGAAGTTTCTATCACTGAATTAGGCCGCGCTCATTTGGCTGAATTTGAGCTTCAACGAAAAATAGAAAAGGAACGAGAAGCAAAATATCAACAGCAAATAGATGCCATTACATCTATTGCAGAGACCGCCAAACAAAATGCATTATCTGCAGAGGCGGATTCAAAACTCTCTAAAACTATTTCTATTCTTTCTTTGATTGTTGCAACAGCCTCTGTCATGGTAGATATTTTTTTAAAATGATTCCACCAATGCCTAAAATAATTACAGCTATTCCCTGCAATATAACAGCTATTTGCAGGGATGATATTTTTTGTTCCTGGCAACGCTGTTTTTCTTTTTGCTTAGAAATCGCAGAATAGATCGCCCATCTCATTTCTTTACCTGTTACTCCATGCAGAATAGTTTTTAACTCTTCTGATTCTTCTAGCTGTTTTTCTTTTAACTGATCATCTAGATTACTTTGGATTTCCTCTGCTAATTTTTCATCGGGCTGTATATCTTTCAATACTTTCGTCTTTCTCACCTCCTGGTTATTTGGTTTCGTTTTTGTGAACTTCTTTTGTAAAAAAATATACTCCTATTTCATTAGGAATAATATCAAGAACTTCTGACCCCCGATCAATGTCTTTCTGTGAAAAATAAGACTTTCCCTGAAAAACACTTGTTAAATAATTATGTGATCGACTTATTTCTTTAGCAAAAGTACCTTCTGTTCCACATTTTTCTTTGATTCGTCCGCGCAATTTCGAATAATCATATTTAGGTTCTGCGAACAAGTTCATCACCTTCTTTCTTTTTGTTCCGTTTTTGTGAACCTGTATTTAGTATAACACATCATTTACACTTGTCAATTCTTTTTTTCACATTTTCGGAACTTTTTTTCAAATATTCATTGTAAATGTGAACTTTTAATGTTATAATCCGAGTATAGTACATATAAGAAAGAAGGTGTTCATTTGAAAAAAGACACAAGCACAAGGCTTCAAGAGTTAATGGATATAAAAAATATTAACCAAGTCGACCTATGTCAACGTACTGGTATTCCAAAGTCGTCTATGTCAATGTATTTAAGTGGTGAAAGAAGCCCGAGGCAGAACAGACTATCTCAAATTGCAGAAAAATTCAATATATCTGAAGCATGGTTAATGGGGTATGATGTGCCTATGGAAAGAACTGATTCTCTATCAGATGAAACTTTATCACAGAAAGATAAACGCGATATTTTAGATATTATAAGTTCTACCAAGGCTGAATTATTATCCCAAGAAGGATTAATGTTTGATGGTGATCCTGCTTCTCCTGAAGCAATCGAGTCTATTCTAAATGCAATGGAAATTGGTATGGAGATGGCAAAGAAAAAGAACAAGGAAAAATACACACCTAAAAAATATAAAAAGGACTGATGTGAATGGACATAAAAAAGATTGTAAATTCGCTTGTCAAGAAACATAAAACAAGAAATCCATTTGAAATCATCAAAGGGCTAAATGTTATCCTTGTGCCAGTGCCACTTGAAGGTGTCAGAGGATTTTATCAATATTTCCAGAGAAATAACATTATTTATATTGATGATTCTCTTCCAGAACATGAACAGATTCTTGTCTGTGCTCATGAGTTAGGTCATATGTTACTTCATAAAAAGGCAAATGCATTATTTATGGATACATACACTGGATTCAATACTACTAAATACGAAAAAGAAGCTGATCTATTTGCTATGGAACTTCTGGTGCCGGATGAAGCATTTTTAGAGTACCAGGAATACACGACAGATCAGATTGCACGTGCACTTGGATATAACGAAGAACTGATAAAGTTAAGATTAAAATAGCGACCACTTACTGCAATAAGTAGCCGCTACTCCTATCATATTAAATATGAATTCTATACAAGAAACATTATAACATATTTTTTATACGTAGGGAGGAAATTTATGAGAAAAAGATTTTTAACACTGGGGTTAGCTGCAGTTATGGCATTATCGCTTACAGCATGTGGCAGTGATAATGGAAAGAAAGTAGAATCTAAAAAAACTGTTGCAAAGACTACCGAAAAAACTACTGCTGATGAAAGCAAAACAGGAGAAGTCGTTGAACAGGATGGTCTCAAGAAAGTGCCTGTGATCACAGACAAAAAATTGAACAGAAAAGGAAAAACTGGACCGATCAAATACAACATCAAAGCAATCCAGGTATCTAAATTAACTGCTACTACAGATGAAATGGCTGAAGCCTTAGATGTTGAAAAAGACAAAGAAGTTGGATTGGTTGCTATGGATGTAGAAATTGAAAATACATCTGATGATACTATTAATTTCTACTTCGATCAGGGTAAACTTACAACCAACACAAAAGAACAAGTTGAAGCAAACCTTATGTTAAGTGACAGCATCGATGGAGAATATTTAGGAAAAGTTTCTCACAAAGGAACTCTGATGTTTATCTTAAAGAATGGCAAAGCTGACAAAGTAAATGATCTTAAATTATTTGTAGATGCTCCATCTGACAAAGACTTTAATACAGTAGGTGATGAAGTTAAAATTGAATTAAAATTTAAATAAGTTGCGACATCGCAACAATTAAAAACCGTCCAGCTGCAACTGGACGGATTAAAAAGAAAACTACTTGCATCTATAGACTAGATGGTGTACTTTTCCCGACAATTAAAGTATACCATTTTTAGCCTACACTTTGCAAGAAGTGTATTTTTTGTACCCAAATTTACAATATAGAAAGGAATGATGGTATATGACAAGAAGAAATCCAAACGGATATGGAAGTGTAACTAAATTGAAAGGCAACCGATCACGCCCATATGTAATCAAGGTTACTACATATGATGAAGACGGACACGGAAGACAGATCCCAGTGGACTATGCTGCAACTCGTGAAGAGGCAAATATTATTTTAGCCAGGTACAATGATAATCCTTGGAATATTGATCGCAATCGCGTCACTCTTGCAGAATTATATAAGCGATGGCTTGAAGTAAAAGCTCCTAAACTTGGAAGTTCTCGTTTATATACACTTAAAGCAGCTTATAAACATTGTCAAAAACTGTACGGAAAGAAATATAGGCAAATACGAGCTTATCATATGCAAGCAACCATGGACGATTGTGGTCGTAGTTATGCTACACAATCTCATATCAAAGCACTTTGGTGGCATTTAGATAATTTTGCATTTGAATTAGACATTATAGATAAGATGTATTCTCAAATAATTTCTGTCAGCACAGAACAGGGAGAAACTAAACGCACTCCATTCACTGAAAAAGAAGTTGAAGCTCTGTGGAAAATATCTGATCAAAAAAATGTAGATATTGTATTAATCTATATTTACACCGGATTCAGATTAATGGAATTGTTAAATATGACATGTGATCAGATCAATCTTGAAGAAGAATATTTTAAAGGCGGAAGCAAATCTTCTTCAGGGAAGAATAGAATTGTGCCAATCCATCCTCGTATCATGCCGTTTGTGAAAAATCGGCTAAAGAAAAGTAATGAATATTTTTTAGAAACTGATGAAGGATCTAAATTTAAAAAAGGGGATTTTTATGAAGAATGGAAAACTGTTATTTCCTATATAACAAAGAAGAAGAAAACTCCTCATGAAGCTAGACATACTTTTGAAACATTCCTTGATAATGCAGGTGGTAATAGAAAGTGTATTGATATGCTGATGGGTCACAAATCTAAAGATGTTGGAAATAGGGTTTATAATCATAAAACAGTGGAACAATTGAGAGATACTATTCTCTTGTTGAAATAATAAATTTCCATTCAACAAGTAACAAATTAGTAACACATATGTTAGGAAATGACCATTTTAAGCCATTTCCTAACATTGCAAAATTATTATACCATAAAAAGAATGGCACTGCATATCACTTTAGTAATATACAGTATCTTTCCTTTCTTCATTATCATCATGTATCTACTTTATCTAAGCAAATTCCACATTACAGCCTGTGCTTTTTCTAAGTCTTTTCTCGCCACAAAAATTTCATACTGTATGGACTGTGATGTAGGATTCCCCACACTTCCAAAGTTTCCACGAAGTGTTCCTGATCCTGCCCATTCTCCTAAGTGATTGTATGTTTTGTATTTGTACTTAATCTTTTTCCTATCCAAGATATCCCTGATCGCATTAAATTGTATCATGTCTGTTCCAATCCATAAGCTTTCTGAGTTTAATATTGTAAGCATACTTTTCTCCTTTCTCGCAATTTCCAATTTTATTAAACTGGATTTGCCCCCTTCTTTTGCAGCATACCAAAGCCTCTTTCAACCTGTTAATTAATTTCTTATATTTTATCACAATTTCCTGACTGTGTCCTATTTTTTCCCATAAATAATTCCCATCCCGCTGATCATCCAT